TCCTAAAGCCGCAGTCTGGCAGGAATCCTGCGAGCGTCCCTGAGATGATCTGCGTCACGTCCATGACGAGATCTTCCTCGCTGTTAAACGACTGCACCACAGGCAGGTAGACCTCACCGCTTCCGAAGTTTGCAGAGCTTATGATGTCCGCGGTGGCGGATCCCACAGCTGCCTCAGAAGCCGCGCCCTCCGTTGTCCACTTGACGACAGTGCCGTTGGTGTAGGAGGCTGTCAGAAAGTTGGCAGCCTGCACATCAGCGAACCTGATGATGTCGCGTCCCACGCCCTCGTCGAAGGACTTCGAAAGTGGGTGCAGTATTAGGCTGAAGTTCTTGGGCGTCGTCTGGCCGCCGTAGACGTCCTTTAGCTTGATCTTGCACTTGAAGGAGGAGTTTGACGTGTCGAACAGCGAGCCAGTCAGCGCCCTTATCGGGTTCAGATCGAACTTTATGAGAACCCTTGAGACCTCAATCGGCTCGCTCTCACCGTTGATGGTTGACTCATCGTAGAGCTTAAAGATGTCAAGGGTGCCGGCGTCGCCCACATTGGCGTCTTTCGCGCGAAGGTTGGTCGACACGATGCGGTTCGTGATGTATGTGTCTGCCGATGCAGAGATGATCTTGATCACTGGGCACTCCCTGTGATGTCATAGTCCGGGTACTTCATCTCAAAGATCGAGCCAGCGGGACAGCGAACAACGTTGTTCCTCAGCAGGGTGGCGACCTCAAATTGAGACGAGGCGTAAGTCCTGCCGCTGATCGTCCCAGACTTTGGCACGACTCGCACGCTCAGGAGCCCTGAGACGCCTGACGTGTTGATGATTGTGCTGACTATGTCGCTCACGACGAGAGGCTGACCAACCTGGAACTTGTTGGTTGTTAGCAGCGTCCTGACTCGTGTGTTGATCGACTGCAGGACTGTGCGCCTGTTCTGGTCGAACTCAACAGTGACCGTGTAGACGATCCCGTAGTTCAGGACCTGCGCGTCGAGAATGTCAATGTTGTCGGATATCAGCCTGAACTGGTTGAGGTAGGTCCTCAGATTCCTCTTGAGCGTGTCAGAGGAGATGACGAACTCATCGCTGCTGTTCCTGCTGATCACATACAGGTTGGTGACAGCGGGATCAGCCCTGCTGGGAGAGGCGCCTGCCCTGAACACCCTGCCAAAGGACGAGGGCATCGTGTAGACTCGTGAGAGGAGATCGGGCGCGCTAACGATTCTGTTCTGAGCGTTTCGCGCGCCGTCGATTCTCAGCTTGAGCTCGTCAATTGTGGGAGCGTTGTCTCCGCCCCTCGCCTCGCTGGGATTGGTAACCGATATCGAGGCTCTCACTCTAGCGATGCTCGTTGCATCGCCTGTCGTCGGGAAGAGGAGGTTCAGCCTCTCAAACTCAGTGATGCTCTCTGCGGGAATGTTGTGATCAAGTCCGCCGCCGTGTCGGTACCTCACTGTTATGACAGTGCCCGCAGGCGCGTATCCGAGTGTGGAGGATCTCAGCACAGCGCTGGGATCGATGGCTACCCTTGCGACTTGGCGCTTTCCAAAGAGAGGAAGCGCAACCTCGCTGGGATCGGGAATGATGTCGTTGTCGAGCGACTGCGCGTCTCCCGCCCCAAACTGCAGTGTGGTGTTGCCCGATCCCAGCGACATCTTGGATGTGAAGCGGTAAGGCGCAGGAACGAGCTCAAGGGCGTAGGGAACCTCATCCCTGTCGATCGCAGTGTTCTCCACGGACGTGAACATTGTGTCCTGCGTGAGCGCCTCTACCTCGTAGTAGGTGTTGCCCTCAGCGTCCCTCACAGACGTGATCTCAGTCACGTTCGAGTTTGAGAGAGTGATCCTCCTGAAGGGCTCGTAGCTGCTGTCGATCGTGAAGCTCTCAGAGGTGACCCTGCCAGACATGCACGTTGCAGTTCGTGTGACAACGTACGACGTGGGATTTTGGCTGGCGTCCCTCGTCAGGACGGAAGTCTGTGCGATGAGGTTTCCGTCCCTGCTCCTAGCGGCAAAGTCAACGTCCTCATCGACCTCAAACGTGATGCCGTTTCGCGACCTGACCGCTGATCCGGCGACAACTTTGGGCAGGAAAGCGGGATTGGGTGTGTATCTGCCGGATGTGCGAACTGCTGGGACAGTGATCGATACGGAGATGTCGACGATCGAGGGCGAGGCGCCCACAATCTTCACGCCGGCCATCGTCAGAAGGTTCTGGATGTTCTGCGTCTCTACAGCAGTGTCTACACTCAGCTCTCTGAACTGATGATCAAGGTAGAACGCTGACACATCGCCGGCATAGGCTGCCATATCAAGGAACATGCCACCGACAGATGGGTCGGAGAAGTCCTGAATGTTGTTGGGAAAGTAAGTCCGGACGTACTGCAGTAGGGCAGCACGAAAGGAGTCAAAGTCCCTGTTGAGGTAGGTCCGTGTCTTAACGGGCCGAAGGCTGTTCTGAACTCTTGCCATGGTACCTCTCAACCCACCACGTAGATGATGACCTCAAGTGCGCGGGAGGTCTCTTGAACCTGTGGCACTCGGTAGGTCAGCCGTATTGCAACCTTTCCCACACCGTTGGCGGCGGGCTCCAGGACGCTTGACTCGAAGGACTGGAGGTCAACGAACGGCATGAACCTCTCGACTGCCTCCTTGATCCTCATCATCGCCTCGTTCTCCCAGTCAAGCCTAGCGAGCTCGAGTGAGAGAGGACGCAGGTTCGCCCCAAAGCTGTACGATCCTACACGCTCGCCGTGGTTCGTCAGAATGAGGTTGCGCAGGTTGTCTGCGATCTGATCAGGGAGGCTGTAGTGCATCGTCAGGAAACCGCCTGACTCGCTGATCCGAAGCGGCGTGACGATTCCAACAGGCACAGGCGCAACTGCTGCAGTTCTCTGCTGATCAGAGCTGCCTATGCGTGTGCCAACGCTCTTGAAGTCTCTTGCCACGCACTAACTAGAGGCGAAGACAGTCTTCGAAGCGAGTGAGACAAGCAGGGGATCCTGCTCTAGCGACAGCCCGAGAGCAGCAAGAGCGCTAGCCGTGTAGGGCAAAGCTGATATCCCTACAGGACTGGGTGGCACACCAACAGAAGGCAGTCCCAGCAGATCATTGCGAAGAGCCTGGAGAATAGTGAGAATTCCCCCGCCTGCAACAATGACGCCCGTCTTGCTGCTAATTGCTTCTTCTGTGCCAAGAAAGATCTTGGGCGCCTGCACACTGACAACAGTCTCTGCAGTGATCTGGAGGTTGCCGCCCGCGTCTATCACGATGTCAGACCTGCTCGGACCTGCGACTACAATACGAATAGATCCGTCTTCGCCAGCCTGAAGCCGTATGTGCTGTGACTTCACAGCCACGCTGGGCCCGCTCTTGGCTCCGACGTCTGTGCCGCTAAAGGAGATGGGCGTGTCAGGCAGCAGGCTGTCGATCGGCGCGTTCTCTGCTATCAGAACGCGAGACGCGTCTGACTGGAAGTCGGGGTCTCCCTCTCTTGCGGGCTCTGTCTTGCCAGTGTACCTCGGATCCTTGTCGGTCTCCTCCGCGATCGTGTTTCGAATCTTGAGGGGTGTATTCGCGGATCCATTGCCCGATCCTGCCACAAGATCAATCGCGCCTGCTCCCGGAGTGGGCGTGCCAGGTGAAGATGCTCTCAAGCTGCCAAGGACAATCCTCGAGTCGTTTGACCCCTGCACAACCATGTCACCCGGCAGCTTTGTGAACCGAGCGACAGGCTCCATGGAGAACTTAGAGGATGAGAACTGCTTGACACGCTCAGTGAGGTTGGAGTCAGCCTTTGACACAGTGTCGGGCGCGTCTCCCTGGCTGCCGAGAGTCACAAATTCAGGCGTGTAGCTAGATCTCGCGCTGTGGGCCTGCTCATCCTTGGCAGACCTCAGAGTGAAGCTCGACGAGTTCCTGGCACGGCCGTAGGCAGTGTAATTGACATCGTCGACGTGGCGCTGCTGAGTGGGCCTGCACATCCAGAACCCAAGCGTCCGGTTCACCTTTGGTGTGTCCTGGACACCGCTGCGAAAACCACGAATCAGCTCAGATGAGACGGCTGTGTGAGAGGATCTCTCGGGATCGAATCCTGGCAGATTGTTCCCCTCAAAGTCCTCAAAGAGGACCCAGACCTCCTCGCCGACCTTGACAGGCATGCGTAGGTGGGGTGGGAAGAAGGGGTAGCAGATGACGCAGTCAGTCTCACCTACGATCTGCGCCCTAATTGAGTCGCGTGGCATGGTTCGAAGGACTGTGTTCTCAAACTTGAGATCACCCCTGTCCTTCAGACGTGGAAGATAGGCAGGCTCACTTGCTCTGCCCATGAGCTGATCGATCTTGTCCTCGGTGATCTCAGACAAGTCGTTGTAGACCTCAATCACCTCGGCGCGCAGGATCGACATTTTAGCCCTCTATCTTGCTGTACATGTCCTCGACATCGATCTTTGCGCTTCCCTGGTCGGCTCTTTCAACCAGCTCGGCCAGCTTGATGAGCTGATCGTTGGACCTGCACATCCTCTCGAGGTACTTCGCGAGCACGGGCCCGTTCAGGGAGTGCTGCGCAGCGTTGCTGGATGTGGTGACGAACAGGTCGAGAAACAGGACGCCTGCCGCCTCACGGTCGCTCACTGCGTTGTTGTAGATCTGCTTCCAGAGGTGCTTCTTCTTGTCTGCGAGATCGTCGATGGAGTCAAGCAGCTCGGAGAAGTCCTGGAGACCCTGCGACTTTGTTCGATCATCTGGGAGCAGACTGCGCAGCTTTTTGATGTTGTCGTCTTCTTGGTTGCTCATGCTAGTAGATATCGTACTCGCCCGACGCGATTAGATCCCTGTACTTCTTGCGAATGACAGACATCGCGGCTGAGAGCTGCTTGGGTGTCAGTGATGACATGTCGCGCATGTAGACAAAGACTGCTCTCTTGTTCAGGAGCTCAATGTCCTCACGCTTCTCAAACAGGTAGAAGATCGCGTCCATGCAGGCACGCTCGTTCTCGTTCTGGACCTCGTCACTGAGGTCGTTCAGGAGGGCGTGGATCTCGTTCTCCTGCCTGTCCGCATCGAGCATGTCAAGCGGCATTAAGATAGAGTTGTTGGCCTCAATGGCGGCGATGTCCTCATTGGACAGCGAGGCGGTGTCATCAAGGCTGACGATGCGCTTGAGGTTCTTCGATCTCTGCTTCGATTTGATCATCAGCCAGTTTTTGGCGACGACGTTGAAGTAGCTGAAAGCCTTGCTGCCGCGCGATGCGTCAAACTTGTGGATTGTCTCGAACAGGAACGTGATGCAGTCGTTCTTGAGCTCTGTGTAGGAGCCTGTCACGTTCACAAACCCGTTCATAAAGATCAGGTTCTCTACGAGCTTGTCAAACGAGGGTAGTATGACATCCTGGTAGAGCTGCTCTCTTCTGCCAGAGTCATCACACTTCTGGTACTCTAAGAT